GTGCTGAAAGAATTGGCCACAGCTCGAAAGAATTTGGCTGAAATGATCAGCTGCCAAGCTATGGAAGCAGCTCGCGCGTGGGCGAAGGAAAGAGACCGCCTCGAAGATCGTGAGCGTTACCTGTCAAACCTGATTGTGAAAACAACTCAGCCGTTTAAGGCGGTTGCATCGGAATTAGGTTTGACGCCTTCTTCTCGCTCCCGCGTGATGGCCACCGGAGAGGAACCCGGGAACGTCGACAATAAAACGCTATCGCTGTTCGGTGATGACGCGATTGACGAATGCCTTGAGGGCCTGAACTATGAGGGCATGATGACATGACGAACTATGTGGCAAAGGCCAATTGGTATATCAATCAAGTTCTTTCCGGAAGCCTGCCGGCCTGCGTTTACGTGAAACAGGCATGCGCCCGGCAAAAGAATGATCTGGAGCGCTCTTCCCGGGAAGACTTCCCGTTCGAGTTTTCAGCCCGGGCAGCCACCCGGGTTTGTTTATTCATTGAGCATCTGAGACACGTAAAGGGACCGCTTGCTGGACAAAATATCAAACTGGAGCCTTGGCAGTGCTTCATTTTGACTACTGTTTTCGGATGGATCCGGAAGGACACTAAAAAGCGCAGATTTAAGCGCGCCTATGTTGAGGTTCCGCGCGGCAATGCGAAGTCCACCTTGTCCGCTGCCATCGGTCTGTACATGATGACGATGGACGGCGAAGGTGGTGCCGGCTGCTACAGTTTTGCGACTACGCGCGAGCAGGCCCGCGAAGTCTTCGACGTCGCAAAAGGGATGTGCAAGCGTTGTCCGGATATTCGTGAGAGTCTTGGCGTTAAGGTTTTTGAGCATTCGATCACACAGCAGCAGTCGGCCAGCTGCTTCATGCCGAAAAGTGCTCAGGGCAATACGCTGGACGGCTTGAATACACACTTTGCCTGCATTGACGAATTGCACGCCCATAAAACGAGAGAGGTCTATGACGTTGTTGAGACTTCAATCGGTAAACGTCTGCAGCCGCTGCTGTTCGCGATTACAACCGCTGGCTTTGACCTGACCGGTATCTGCTACGAACTTCGGAACTATGTTCTGGAAATTTTGTCCGGAGCGGCTCGGAGTGAAGATCAGTTTGGCGTGATTTACACGATTGACAAGAATGATGATTGGAAATCGGACGCGGCTTTGCAGAAGGCAAATCCGAACTGGGGCGTTTCTGTTATGCCGGAGACGATCAAGTCTCTTCGGGATAAGGCGGTTCAGGTCGCCAGTGCGGCAAACAACTTCAAAACTAAGCATTTGAATGTTTGGTGCAACGCGAACTCGGCCTGGATGGATATGGTCGCGCTTTCAAACTGTGTCGATGAGAACCTATCTTTGGAGCAATTTGAAGGCGAGGAATGCTTTATAGGCATAGACCTTGCCAGCCGCGTTGACATTGCTGCCATGGTGAAATTGTTCCGGAGAACTATTGACGGGAAAACTCACTACTACGCTTTCGGCGATTACTGGCTGCCGCGAGACACCGTTGAATCCTCTCCGAACAGCCAGTATCGAGGCTGGGATGTAACCGGCGAACTGCATGTCACGGACGGCGCGTCTACCGACTTCGATCAAATCGAATCACAGCTGCTGGAAGACTGCAGCCGGTTCGATGTTATGGAGGTCCCTTACGACCCCTTCCAAGCGACACAATTCTCGGAACGAATGCTCCGGCAAAACGTTCCGATGATTGAATGTCGAGCAACAGTCCTTCAGTTCAGTACTCCGATGAAGGAAATCGAAGCGGCCGTCCGAGACGGCCGTTTTCATTACAACGGGGATCGGGTGCTGACCTGGATGTTCTCCAACGTGACCTGTCACCAGGACGCCAAGGAAAACATCTATCCGAGAAAAGAGCGGGCAGAAAACAAAATCGACGGCGTTGTCGCTTTGATTATGGCCATGAATCGCGCAATGGCTGCCGGCGACGAATATGACCTAAACGCATTTTTAGACCGCGATGTCTGTTTGAGATTCTGATATGTTTTCATTTACACGATGGTTCACCGGAGGCCTTCTCGGTGACAAAAGAGGCATTCAAAGCCCCTACCCGATAGGAGCAACGGTCCCGAACCTGAAAAACGTCGGTCCGAATGAAGCGCTGCAGATCAGTACCGTCTGGGCCTGCGTTGATCTGATCACAAAAACCCTTGCCTCCATGCCGATGCAGATTTTTGAGATCAAGAAAAACAAGCGCGAGATTTCCCGGGGCAGCAACCTTTGGACACTGCTCCACGATTCTCCGAATGCGCTGATGACGCCTTTCGAGTTCTATCGTGCCCTTCTGCTCGATCTCATTCTTCGAGGCAACGGATATGCGGTGGTGGACAGAAACAGCAGCGGCGAGGTGGTCGCCATGTTCCCGATCTCAGCCGATCAGGTAACTGTTCAAACGGTAGAAAAATCTGAAAATCAGATTGAAATCGTCTATGAATACAAACTAAACGGCGTACCTTACCAGTTCGCTCCGGAGCGCATTCTTCACCTGAAGGGAATGGGAAAAGGCCTCATTGGTTTGTCAAATCTTGAGTTCATGCGTCCGAATCTGGATGAGAGCATCAAGATGCAGGAAAACAGCGCCCTTCTCTTTGGCAACGGAAGTTCGGCCAAGGGCATCTTGACGGTCGACCACAATCTGGACGACACCGCGCGCAAAAAGTTGGCCAAAAAGTATTCCGGCATTCAGCTCTACAACGAATTGGGCCTTTGGATTCTTCCGGCCGACATGCGTTATCAGCAGGTGAGCTTATCGCCGGCTGACACCGAGCTTCTGGAGAGCCGCCGATTCAGCGTTGAGGAAATCTGCCGCTGGTTCGGTGTTCCGGAAGTCCTGATTAACGGCTCAAGCGATAAGGTCGAGGAGGCTATGGATCTGTTTTATAAAACAACCATTCGACCGCTGGCCATCAATATCGAGCAGGCCGTCCGGAAATCAATCTTCACGCCCGATCAGCGAGAAAAGTACACCTGCGAATTTAACCTCGATGCAATGCTGCGCGCGAGTCTGTCCAGTCGCGCGGAGGTGTACGCGAAGATGGTCCAGAACGGCCTCAAAACTCGTAACGAGTGCCGCGAACTTGAAAACGATGCGCCTCTGGACGGCGGAGACGGTCTAACCGTTCAGAACAATCTTGTTCCGATTGATCAACTTGGAAAGATTGATCCGAGTCAAACCAGCCAAAAGGAAATTCCTGAGGAAATCAGACAATGACATTAAGAGCATTAAAACTGACCGCGAAACAGGCTCGGCTTTCTGCGACCGGCCGAACCTTTACGGGCTATGCCACCGTTTATGACAATGTAAACACTTACGGTTTTTCAATTGCGGCGGGTGCCTATGACGAACTTTTGAAAAACGGTGTTAAGCCCAGAATGTTTTTCAATCACGATTCCTGGGGCGTGCCCATCGGTATTTGGACAAAGCTCGAAAGTGACGACATCGGGTTGAAAGTTACCGGAGAACTCACTGAAGGTCTGGAAGAAAGTGACCGCATCCTCGCTTGTCTGAAACATGGATCTGTGGACGGATTGAGCGTCTGTATCGGTTATGACGATGACTGCATTCTTGGTTCCAAAATTATTAAGGTTTTAAGCCTAGATGAGATCAGCGTCGTGACTTTCCCGGCCGATGAAAGAGCACGAATCACGGAGGCCCTGAGCGCGCAGCTCGAAACACAGATCAAGAGCCTCTCTAATGAAAAAGATTTTGAAGACTTCCTGCGTGACGCCGGCGGTCTGTCGAGAGCGAGAGCAAAGCAATTTATCTCGCAAGCAAAGAGTTGTCTGTCTGCTCAGCGTGATGCTGAACTGCCGATCGACTCAAACCTTCTGGCAGACATCTGCCGTGAATCTAACCGTCTTGTAGGAAAATAAAATGGACCCTAAAGAAATCAAAGCAACACTTGAAACAATCAAGCAAAATCTCAGCAAAGCAGCTTCCGCCGAAGAAATTAAACAGCTGAAAGAGGAACTCGCCAGACTCTCCAAGCAGCTCCAAGATATGCAGTCCGACGATGCAGTCGGCAAGCTCAAAGAAGAAACTGCCAAGTTGTCTAAGCAGGTTTTTGAACTGCAGCAGAAAAACTCTTTCTCTGCCGGCGAACCCAAGGCTCCCGTTGTGAAGTCTCTCGGCCAGATGTTCGTTGAATCCAAGGAATACAACAACTTCAAGCTTGGCCAGAGCAGCCGTGTTCGCGTGACCCTTGCAGAGGGTGATACGACTACCACGCAGACAAACAACCCGATCGCCACACCGACAAACGGCGTTCCTAAAGACCGTATTGCAGGCATCATTGCTTCACCGGCGATTCCGGCCGTCGTTGGCGCCCTTCTCAACTCCGGTACTACGACATCCAACATGATCGAGTACCTGAAGCAAACCGACGAAGAAAACAATGCCGCTGAAACTGCTGAAGGAGCCAAAAAACCTTATTCCACCTTCGAATTTGCAACCGAAACCGCTCCGGTTCGCACGATTGCCCACATCACCCGCATTACCCGCCAGCTCGCGGATGACTTGCCTGCTCTGGCAGCTTTCATTGATAACCGCATGGCCAAGGGCGTTGAGGATCGAGTTGAAGCACAGATTATCAAGGGCGACGGCACCGGACAGAATCTTGGAGGTCTCTTCAAGACCGGTAACTACACAGCTCATGGTTACAAGACAACCGATAAGTTCTCCAAGCTCGACATTCTGAAGAAGTGTATTGCCCGTCTTCAGGCTGCCGGCTACCGTCCTCAGGCTGTCCTGATGAATCCGCTCGATTGGGCTGATCTCACACTGGCCAAAAAGACAGACGGCTCTTACCTCTTAGGCAATCCCGCTAACTCTACTCAGGATGTCGTCTGGGGAGTTCCGGTTGTCCTGTCTGCCTCCGTAACAAGCGGCAACTTCATGGTCGGTGACTTCTTCGCTGCGGCTACCGTTTACACACGCCAAGGCACCGTTGTCGAAATCTTTGAACAAGACGGCGATAACGTTGAAAAGAACCTCCTCACTATTCGCGCAGAGTGCAGAAAAGCGCTCGCTGTTGAAGTTCCGGCCGCGTTAATCGGCGGTACCTTCCCGGCCGAAAGCGCCTCCTAATCAAACGGGCCCTCC